GCAACGCCTTCAATGTGTGGATGTATGAGCATGGCGGGAACTCGTGCATCATGCTCGCATGGAACATCGACAACGAAGGCTGGGCGATAGTGCCAGACGAAGTGTTCACTCAAGAAGCCACCCCGACAACAACTACTTCTTCTTCAACGACCAGTACAAGTACAACGACAACCACAACAACATCGTCGTCAACAACAACGACATCATCTACAGTACCCCCACCCACAGAAAGTTCCACAACCACAGAACCAATTCAGATAAGCACAACCACATCAGTTGCAGATACCACGACAAGCACCACCACGACAACTGAACCGCCTTATACATCAACTCAAACATCTAGCACTATTCCCACCATTGAGACTCAACCCGTAACCACCGTAAACGAAACCGAAACCATAGTTGTCGTAACTGAGACAACCGAACCCGAAACATTTATAACCGACCCCGAAGAAATAACTGTACCTGAGACAACCGAACCAGAAACATTCGTGACCCTACCCGAAACCATAACCGTACCCGACACCACCGAACCAGAAACAACTACAACCTATCCTGACGGTCTTCCTGAAGATACTGTTGAGACAACGATTCCTGAGACATTCGTTCCCGACGACGAAGTTGAGATTGTTCTTGACGAAACAGAACAGCCAACAGACACAACACAGCCGCAGGAATATATATCAGAAACAACACTATTAGAAGTACAGGATTCATCAACCACAACCCTACCCGAACTTGTAACCGACGAACAAATAACAGAAGCCCTACAAGAAGTCATCGAAAATGAACCCGTCACCAACGAACAAGTAGAACAAATCCTAGAAACCCTCAGCGAAGCCGCACCTGAACAGATTGTTGAAGCCATCACCCAAGTCCTAGCCGCAGACATCACCTCAGACCAAGCCACCGAAATAGCGTCAAGCCCCGAAGTGTTGGCTGCCATCACCGAAACCCAAGCCGAAGAACTCTTTGAACAAATCGAAGTAGAAGAACTCACCGACACCCAACTAGAAGCCTTCACCGAAGCCATCCAAGAAGCCCCAACCAAAGTCAAACAAGCGTTCGAAAAAACCATTGACATCTTCGGCTCACAGTTCGACAACTATGTACCAACAGGGTCAAACATCCCCGTCGGTGAACGCCGAACCCTAGTAGCCGCAGGCGCACTCCTCGCCGCAATACCACCTACTAGAATCAGACGATAATGAAACGCATCATCAACTACGTAATGGATAACACATGGACATGGGTAGGTACAGGCATGGTTTTAATTACCTTGTCAGGTCCTACCTTAAGACAGGCACTTCTGTTAACAGGTGCAGGTATTTTGATACACTCGTTGATATCCCTAACACAAAAGGACACAGAATGAACTCCATGATTGCCAAAACCTTAGACCTCACACAACGCCTCGTGTCGCTGTTCATCGCATCAGCCCTACCTATCATCACAGGTGGAGCAATCCTCGGTGTCGATGTGGTTAAGTCCGCTGGTGTTGCTGGACTCACAGCCCTGTTCGGTGTTGTACAGAAACTCGCAGCCGCATCGGTTGACGGCGAACTTACATCAGAAGAAATTTCGGCGGCGTTCGGAACCAAGACTAAGAAGAAGTAATGAAACTACCTGTCGTTGAAGTCAAACTTCCGAAAGATTTGAAGGGAGCGCAAAACGGCAAACTATCTGCCGACATCATGCGCTCTATCACACCTTCAGGGAAGTTACATCATCTCGCGGCACGTGCTTGGGAAGCGTTACATGACGCCGCTATGCAGGTTGAAGGAACCAAACCGTTCAAGCCGACTTCGAGCGCTGATGCGTACCGTTCTTTCGACCAGCAACTAGCAGGGTTCATGTCACGGTTCGTGTTAAAGGACACAGGGACTAACACAACACGTACCTATCAAGGCAAGAAATGGTTCCTTAAAAAAGGTATGGCTCCGATGGCATCCCCAGGCACATCGAATCATGGGTGGGGTTTGGCTGTTGATGTTTGGTCAGCGAACGGCGCACGTTTAGATTGGATGCTACAGAACTGTGAAAAGTTTGGTTTTAGTTGGGAAGTTCAGTCTGAGCCGTGGCATATCCGCTATGTATGTGGCGACAATTTGCCGCAAGCGGTGTTGGATTTCGAAGCGAAAAGTAAGCCCGCATAATGGATGGCGGGTGGGCTTTAATACTGTCTGCTGTAGTGACAGCGGTAGGTGGTGTGATTGTTACAGTCATCGCCCAGTTCCGTAAAGAAAATCAGGAAGACCACGCTGTTGTTTCTGGTATGTTGCAACACGTGTTCAGTAGTGTGAACAGGGTTGAGCATAAAGTTGATAAAGTTGCTAACGGTTTAGAAAGCCACATTAAAGAACATAAGAAGTAGTATGCCGACAGCATTCTGCAACAAATGTAACACGCTAGTTACGCATCAGCCAGATAAAACAATCGGATGCCGTTGCGACCCAGACGCCCCAACATGGATAGCGTATAAACCAGACGGAAAATTAATGGCTTTCAGTCACGCAAATTATTCGGAAACAACCGACTAACAATTCGTCACTCTGATACCTTGTCAAGTCCTATGACAAGAGAAACGCTATACAGTATAAGAAAATTCTTGGTAAAAGCAAGAGTCGCAAGCCACACAGAAGAACAAGAATTCTTCCAAACCCTAGCAGAACTAGACCAAATGATTAAAACAGCACCCTCACAGCGGATACCTCAGCAAGTAAACTGATGCTATGACCGAAGGGTACAAACACACAATGGTGCTAATCGTCTGGCATGACGCACACTCGGTGAGTACAGGCTGGATGCCAACATCAGACATCGAACCTGACCCCGCCATAGTTCACTCTGTGGGTTGGTTGTTGCCTGACGCTAAACCAAACCATATTGTTATCGCCCAATCGTATGTTGATGAATCATCAGACCATATTCTTGCTGTCCCGTTGAAGATGGTTGAGCAAATAAAAATCTTGTCTTAGGGGTTGACAGCCACCCCAATCTGCTATACAGTATTACAAGTATCAAATACGAGAAGGGAACATATGAACATCACATTGCAACGCATTACTAAACCTACACACGGGGAACAAGACTGGCTAGACCTCAGATTTTGGGATGACCAGAAACGCAAACGGGTATCCGCATCAGCAGTCGCCGCCATCTACGGGCTACACCCGTTCGTGCCAGCAGACAAATATGCAGCCGAACTATTAGGTGACGTACCACCATCACCGATACCACCGAACCCTGCAATGGAACGAGGGAACCGTCTGGAACCGTTCGTGTTGCAATGGGCTGTAGACAAAACAGGTATCCCGTATCTCACACCAGAGGAAATGTTCATCGCAGAAACACCCGAAGGTGCACGCATGATAGCCACCCTCGACGGACTCTACGAGAACGGTGATGAACGCAAAGTGTTGGAAATCAAAACGATGTCACGTGAATGGGAAGGCGAACTGCCCGACTATTGGCGTCTGCAAGGAATCCAACAAGCCATCTGCGCTGGTGTGAACTTCATCACATGGGCAATATTTGACTCAACAATGGTTCTTTACATCCATGAGCAGAAGATAACCGAAGCCGAAAAGCAGGAGCATTGCGACGCCGTAGCAAAATGGCTGACATCGATTGACCTTGGCATCACCCCAGATGGTGTGCATTGGTCGTATGAAACGATTAGCACCCGATATCAGAAGCCGACAGGGACAACGGTAGAACTGCCACCAACAGCATCAGAACTAGTGGAACAACTAAAGCATGTAAAGAAGGAATTGAAAGCATACACAGAAATGGAAGACAGATTGAAAGCAGAACTGTGCGACATGATAGGTGCGAACGAGTACGCCACCGTGAACGGCACAGTCATCGCCACATGGAAAGGCAGAACATGGGCGAGCCTAGACATCAAAGCAATCAAAGCAATGGAACCAGCAATAACAGAAAAATACAGCAGGAAAGTAACCAACAGAACACTTCTCTTGAAAGGGGAACGAGCATGAAACTAGAAGATATCCTCACCGAATACGCAGTACCAGACCCATCAATCGTAGGCAAACTACCGAGAGGCGGAATACAACTTGACTTCGTAGGTCACGCAGAAATCACACGCATCCTCATCGCCATCGACCCGATGTGGTCATGGGAACCATGCGGATGGGTGAACGGCAGACCAGCAATCGTAGAAGTAAACGGCATGGCAGTCATGTGGGCACACCTCACCATCCTCGGGAAATCAATCCTCGGTGTTGGTTCGGTGCGTGCAGATAAACCTGACCTAGATAAAGAACTTGTCGGAGATTTCCTACGCAACGCATCTATGCGCTTCGGTATCTGTTTGTCACTCTGGTCTAAATCAGAATGGGATGACAAGTCAGCAGTAGCGGGGAAGCCACAAGCAGGCAAGGCTGTGGCTTCCACCGTGACTGACGACACAGCACCCTTAACCAAAGCACAAGTGAAACAGTTCGTTGATGCCTGCGAAAAAGCAGGGCTAACACCTAGCGCAGTCGCCGAAAAAGCAGGCTTGAACTGGGCTGGACAAATCCTACAAAAAGACCTATCAACATTACGCACAGCGTTCACCGAAATGAAAGGCGTAACCAATGGCTAACTATCGGACAGTAGACCCGACAGGTAAAACCCGTTCAACAGCCATAGTCGCTTTGCGTTTAACAGCAGACCAAATGGAAACAATCAAACAACTATGCAAGAAACGTGGTGTCAGCAGAAGCCTTCTGTTCCGCCAACTATTAGCAGAGGAGTCGGCTCGTGTCAAAGGAACGCGCTAAAGGAACCAGTTTCGAAACGTTCATCGTGAACTATCTCGCACAGTTCTACCCTCATGTGGAACGGCGAACATTACACGGAGTGCACGACAAAGGTGACATCGCTGGCACAGACCCGCGACTTGTTTGGGAATGCAAAAACCAGAAGGTTCTCAACTTCTCAACATGGTTACATGAAGCACAAGTTGAACGTGACAACGCTAAAGCAGAACTTGGAATAGTTGTGGCTAAGCGTCGCAGTTACGGCAACCCAGCAGACCAGTATGCGGTCTTAAGACTAGAAGACTTGATGACCATTCTAAAGAAAGCAGGATACTAATGGAAGACATAGCACGAGAACTATACGAATGTTTAATGGAACGCATCTACGGTCTGAACCAAGCACCAGTAAAACTTGGGGCGTCACCACGTGAACGTCAAGCGATGGATGCTTTCTTGAACCGTGGCTACGAGACAGTAGCAACCAATGATTGAACGCACCGAAGGATACCAACCATCACACGACATCAATCCGCATGACTTCAAAAAAGATTTAGCATTCGGACATCAAGGCGAAGAGATTGTTAAACAGTTTCTTTCCGACTTGAGCAACGGAGCATTCGAAGTAAAGTACGACAGATTCCGTAACGGAAGAATCTTTGTAGAGTTCGAACAGAACCCACGAAACGCAGGCTGGAAGCCATCTGGTATAGCAGTAACGACAGCAAAATGGTGGGTATACATGTTTGCACCCAACGCTTTCTGTATAATAGAACTCGGCAGATTAAAAAGATATTTGAGAGCAAACAAAAATAAACTCCAAATCAAAATCGCCGCACCCAACTCCGACAATCCAGCGAAAGGATTTCTCATATACCCAACAGAGGTAAACGAGTTGATGACCACATCCACATACGATTAGAGGATTAATGTTTAAACATATACTTGCCACAGCAACAGGTTTGCTGTTCTTTGGGGGAACTGTTTCCACAGCGAAAGCCCCACCACCTAAACCAATTAAAGCAATGCAAACAATTGAATACCAGTTAAGGGAAGCGATACCTCAACCACCGATACCAGCCGAAGCACTCCACCCAGAATGGTGGGGGTTGGCACGGGAAGTAGGTTGGGCTGAAGACCAGATGCTCACCCTCGACTATGTGATTCATCGTGAGTCACGAGGGCAAACTATGGCGTTCAACAAGTCTGACCCTAACGGTGGTAGCCGTTGCCTCATCCAAATCAACGGGTCGTGGACACGATGGCTACGCGACAAAGGTGTCCTAACCCACGCAGATGACCTCTACAACCCTCGTACGTGTCTTACGGCAGGGCTAACCATCTACCAGTACGGCATAGACCGTTACGGTTTTGGTTGGTCGCCGTGGGCTATCAAACGCCCCTGATATAGTGACTGTATGAAGGGCGATAAACAAACCCGATGGTTCTGTGACCGTTGCGATATGACCTTAACCACCTATGTGCGGGTGTCTGAACCCCCGTTGCATCTGTGCGACAACAAAGTCTCTAACAAAAGAGAACCAATAATCCAACCAATGAAAGAGGTATCCAAATGAATAACATAACAATCGTAGGGAACGCAGGTAAACCTGTCGAACTGAAATTCTCGCAAAGCGGAATGGCTGTAGGCACATTCACAGTTGCCACAACAAGCGGTAAAGACGACAAGAAAGTTACCGTCTGGCACAATGTTACTGTCTTCGGACAGATGGCAGAGTACGCTGCAGCATCCATAGAAAAAGGTAGCCGAGTGATAGTCGCAGGCAAACTAGACATCTCCACCTATGAGAAAGATGGGCAGAAGAAAACATCCAGCAAAATTCTTGCCGACGAAATCGGGCTAACTTGCCGATTCAACCCAGTCATGGCAGACAAAACGGTGCAGGTTGTAGCGAAAGCACAAAACGATTTCGGTAAGATTGGATTCTTGCAAGAAGAAGAAGCGTTCTAGTGGACATAATGCAATTAGATTTTGAACAATGGCTAGAAATCGGTATGCGTAGCGGATGGGTGTCACCACCTGTCTGCTACACACACGACGGGCTACCAACTTCTATAACAGAAGACGCAGAATTCGAAGACGGCTCAGACCCGTGCCTTCATATCATGCGCTGTTACGAAAGCGAAGCACACAAAGACGCAGTAGAACTGAACTACTCGCCAGCAGTATGGAGAAACCCTAACCATGATTGAAGATTGCAACGGCTCAGAAATACTGTTAGAAGCACACTCGCTAATCACAGGCGCAAGACAAGCACAGTACGCCCACCCATTAGAAGACTACACACAGGCACGCGACATCTTCGAAGGCATGACAGGTGTGTCGCTCACAGTAGAGCAAGCCATCTTGTTTATGGTTGCAGTTAAACTGTCTCGTCTTAGGACAGCAATCGCTGACGGCGGATGGCATCATGACAGTATCGTGGACACAGCAGGCTACATCGGTTGCCTGTCAATGGTTCATCACGCTAAGGAGAAACAATGAAAGCAAAACTTTGTTCATGTTTGCCTAACCGATTGTTGCCAGTTAAGCCTGTGTGTGGGGAGAAGTTAGATGACTCAGAAGAAGACTGACGAAATGGTGAACGGTTTGCTTGATGAGATAGCACGCCTCACAGCGTTGATAGAGCAACTGAAGTCTGAACTTCATACAGCGAACTTGGAAAGGTTTAAACATGATTGACCTCAAACATTTAGAATGGTATGACGAAGCGAGGTGTCGAGGTATGAAGACAAGTGTTTTCTTCCCTGAAACTTCTGTCGGTGTATCAACTGCAGGTATCTACGATGATGCGGTGAAGGTGTGCAAGTTGTGTCCAGTTGCTGAGAAATGTTTGGCTTACGCTATGGAATGCGAAACGAATGACATTCGTAGGTACGGTGTGTGGGGTGGCAAGACGCCTCGTGAACGCGAGTACCGCAAGTATGGTGGCGGTAAGTTAATTGGACTTGCCCCGCTACAACGCTAGGGAAGGGGATACCTGCGGAGCAGGGCAAATCCAAACTTTAGTTTAACACGGTTTTATTTTAGCCGTATTATTTCATATTTTACACGGCTATTTTCGTAAAGCAAATCACTATCTTCTAACGCCCATTGTGCGCTGTCGTAAGACCTGAACATACAACTTTTGTGAGGGTAGTTGGTAAACATTTCCCCGTTTCGATAATGTTTCCCTTTCCAGTATCCGAGTTGTACTGTGTTTGTCCGTCTGCTGATAACGAATAGTTTGTTTGGGTGTTTGTATGTCCATAGTTTTTTGATTTTCTTTTCTTGTCTATAGATTTTTAGGCGCAGGTATCTGCGGTATGTTTTCTTGAACATTGCTATCTTTCAGGTAAATTGCACGCATTAGGAACGCATTAGAGCGTTTCAAAACGGTGGGTATGGTATGTGGGTGCGGGATACTTCGTCGTCTAGTTCGGCAGTTTTGTAGTCTTCAAAGTCTTCTACCGTGAATGGTACTTCACGATTGTTTTGATTAAGTTGTCGAACTGCTCGGACTATCTGCTCGTTTAGTTCTGATTCGTTCGGTGCGTACTCGCCGTCACCGAGATAACCCCAGTAGGTTTCGCCTGTGTCTAGGTTCATGGTTGCACCGTCGGGGAACTTCTCTCGTTCGGTTTCGACATCGTGATACCACAGTTGGTTGTCGCTGTCGTAAGTCAGGATGTAGTGGTGGACTGTCGGCTGTTGCTTCATTGTGTTACCTTTCGTTTGGCTGTCCCGTTCATGTCATACTGTCCTATCTCTACCCAGTTGGATGTATCGGTGGACAGGTATCCGTCTGCGTCTATCGTCTGCGGATAGGCGACTGCGTATATCGTTCTCGGTTTGTGTCCGACTGAGTGGATGTTGATATCCCACTTGTCATTGAAACAGTAGAACTCATCCATCCCTTCGTATGCTTTGTCGTTGGCGACTAGTGCGTTGATGTAGCCCTGTGTGAAGGCTTGCAGTAACGCGAGTTCGCTGTCCGCTATTTTGATAGTTGGTGTGTCTTGCATTGCTCCTCTTTCCATTCAAGGTATTTGATGTAGTTGGTGTCTAGTTCGCTGGCGTCGAGGTCGTTGAACCTGCACCACCGTTCATATGACATTTGATGTGTTGGTAATCTCATTGCGTTCCCTTTCGTTGTTAATCGGTCTTAAGACTCTATGAAAGTCCCCACACCTTAAGCCAAGTCTCAGCAATTACATTTGCCTGTGAACTTGTAGCACAAATAAGAGTAAGGATTGAAACATCTGAGGCGTCACCCGTAGGACTTGAACACCAAATTTCTACGATGTTGCCATTTGTTAAAACGCTTCTCGGCGTCCCCTTCATACTCACTTTTGGTAAGTCTCTATCTTTTATTCCGTATTCGTTCATTTGAATTTTCTCCTGTTGTTGTGTTGTTGTTGTGTGTCGGTCTTAAGACCTTGTGGGTGTCGGGGACTTGAACCCCGATGTCTGCCAGCCACCCTGTTTAACTCTTTCGTGCTGTCGGGTGCTTCGCCTTGCTTCGTTCCCTTTGCACCTGCTTCCAAGTACTAATCGCAAAAGGTGTAACCCATAACAGGCAAACCCCAACGAAAACAAGCACACTAAATACTTCACTCTTCATAATTCACCTCGCCTTCTCTTACTCGTTCATCGTGGCATTGCTCACAAAAGTATGAGCCATCTATCGGGTCACAATAAACCTCGTAGCGGTATTGGGCGCAATCAAAACACTGTCTTAAGACATTCATTGTGGATAGTTTCATTATAAAAATTCTCCGTCTTGCTCTGCGGTGATACCCCAAGCACCTATCTTTTCAGTATCTATCCCGTGCTCGTTTAGTAGTTGCTGTTGCGCGTATCGTTCGGCGTGTTCGTCGTCGGGTGCTTGCACACTAGTAAGTAGTGTGAAGTGGTCACCTGTGAACTTTACTGTGTAAAGGTATTCTGTTTGTGTTCTGCTCATTGTGCTGTCTCCTTGTCTGCTCGCAATTTTAAGTTAAGATTTGCTAGTGTCTCAATTAGTCCCGCCGTTTCAATTTGCAAAAGACTAATTTTGTTCTCGGTATGTTCGATGTCTAACTGTATATACCAGCGCTCTACGCTTTCCATTTCGTAGAAGAATGCGCTATCGCTCTCGGCGTGTAGACATATCGCTTCTACTGCTTGATTGGCAAGCGCTAACTGTTTAGTAGTCAATGTTTGTGAGCAACCGTACTGTGTTAGTTCACCTATCCATTGCCCGTTTTTCTTAACTGCGTGCCCCGCGAATATAGTTTTGTCATATCCGCCTATCGTGAGCGTACCCTCGCACCTCAATCTGTCCGTTGTAGACATCGGGTGCACTTTCATTTCGCCTGATATCTTTGGCGCTTTAACCTTCACGATTAGATGTTGGCTTGCGTTGTATCCGTTGTCTTTGTCTGTGCCTATCGTTTCTACTTGCATTGTTTCCCCTTTTCTATGTTGTTTATATAAGCGTAATACAGTTATTTGTTTGTGTCAAGTATCTTTATTGAACTGCTAGCGTGCCATGTCTCACCCGCACCTGCTAACGGTGTCACCTTGTAATCGAGGTGTCCGTAGCGGGGGCGTGCGTCAAGTATTAAGACAGTAAATTGTAATTCTGTCCCAGCAATCGAGAGCCAGCCGTGCTTGCCTATGTTCTCTTTCAGTTCTTGTGCGCTTGTCATTGTTTTATCCCTTCGTTATGTTGATATGTAGTACTGTATAGCATTTAGTTGTATCTGTCAAGACTAATGTTTGTGGCACTTGTCAC